CCTGGTGTAAAAGAACTACCATTAAATGAATTAATGTTATGGGATTCTTTTAGTTATAATGTAAGTGTTACTAGATTTTATCAATTACAAGGTTGTAAAATGATATATACTTCTAGAAGAAAGAAGCAAAGAGAAGGTACATACTTATTTACAATTGACTGGTGTGCAGGTGATTACAATGAATTAGATTTTGGTTACTCCGAAAAACCAGATCAACACAAATGTGGTCATGTGATAGAATTAGATGATGGCAACTACGCAATTCAACCCAACAATAGACTAAGGATATTTGATCCTTCTATGGCTGCTGACCCTAGCAAACCTCTTATCCATAGATTAGTTAATACTAAAATATGGTCTGTGGAAGATACATCAAAATGGATAACTGACGAAAATGAAGAAGGCAGTTATGATTACGATTACAAGGAGATGAAAGATGGCAAAGAAGAAAAGCACAGTAAATAAAGCAGGTAATTATACGAAGCCTACTATGAGAAAGCGATTATTTAATCAAATAATGGCTAGTTCAAAAGGTGGAAAACCTGGACAATGGTCAGCCAGAAAAGCCCAGATGCTAGCTAAAAAGTATAAGGCAGCAGGTGGGGGATATAAATAATGTTAAACTTTATTAAAAAAATTTTAGGTATAGATAATCTAGAATATAAGATTAGATTACTTGAAAGAAAAAACTATTGGCGAGAAAAATACAATGGTAGCAAAGGTATCAACAATTAAATCTAAAATAAAAAAAGGTAAAAAACTAGGATTCAGTGAACGTGCTCGTGCTGTGAATAAAGGTTTATTACCAAGTAAAAGGAAAAAAAATGAAAAACAAAAAAGCAAAAGCAAAAATAAAAAAAGTTATTAAAGGCTTAAAGGGTGCTGTTAAGGCACACACTGGTCAACACAAATTGTTATCAAGTGCTTTGAAAAATAATGGCAAAAAGAAAAAGAGATCCTAAAGTAGGAACAGGAAAAAAACCAAAAGGCTCTGGTAGGAGACTCTATACAGATGAGAATCCTAAGGATACTGTTGGAATTAAGTTTGCGACTCCTGCTGATGCTCGTAAAACTGTTGCAAAGGTTAAGAAGATATCTAAACCATTTGCAAGGAAGATACAAATATTAACAGTAGGAGAACAGAGAGCAAAAGTTATGGGTAAATCGCAGGTGGCATCTATATTTAAAAAAGGTAAAGAAGCTATAAGAAAAGGGAGAAAAACATAATGGCACTTGCAAAAAGTCAAAGGAGTCTTAAAGCATGGTCAAAACAAAAATGGCGTACAAAGTCTGGAAAAAAATCGAGCATTACTGGAGAAAGATACTTGCCTTCTGCAGCAATAAAAAATTTGAGTGCTGCGGAGTATGCGGCAACGACCAGAGCAAAGAGAAAAGACACTAAGAAAGGTAAACAACATAGTAAACAACCAAAAGGTATTGCTAAAAAAACAGCTAAATATAGGAGGTACAGCTAATGCCAGGAATGATGAAAAATAAAATGAAAAAAAATGGTATGAAAAAAGCAGCTATGAAAAAAAAATTCAAGGGTTTTTCTAAACTACCAGAAAAAGTACAAATGAAAATGAATAAAAAACTAGCTAAGAAGGTATAATGAGAAAAGGACTTTATGCTAATATCCATGCTAAAAGAAAACGTGGAGAAAAAATGAAAAAGAAAGGTGCTAAAGGTGCACCTACTGCAGCTAATTTTAGAAGAGCTGCAATGACGGCAAGGAAAAAATAATGGTAGCAAAAAAATACCAAAACCCTTCAGGTGGATTAAATGAAGCAGGTCGTAAATATTTTAAAAGAAAGACTGGTGCTAATTTAAAAAGACCTAGCAAAAAAGTTGGTAATAAAAGGCGTGCTAGCTTCTGTGCGAGGATGAAGGGGATGAAGAAAAAACTTACATCTGCTAAAACTGCTAATGACCCGAATTCAAGAATTAATAAAGCTCTTAGGGCTTGGAATTGTTAGTGTACTACTTATACATTCAACTATGGATGAATTTAGAGATCACAGAAACTTTTTAAAAAAGATAAGGGAAGTAAAATCTACATACGATCCAGATTCTTTTGAAGCTAATCTTAATGATGATTTTATTTTAACTGTAGCTACAGCTGAAACAGGTAACTTTAAATATAAAGATGCAGATACAGCTAAAGCAGCTAATAATTTTTTTGGAATACAAGCAACAGGTAAAGAGCCGCACATATTATCATCAGATCCAGATAAACCAGCAAAAGTAAAAAAATATAATACCGCTGAAGAAAGTATTAAAGATTTTTTAAGTTTAATAAAAACTGGTTCTAATTTTGAAGGTGTTAGAGAATCTATCGCTAGAGGTGATGATACAATTAATTACTTTGATGGTCTAGGTAAATATGCTGAAAAAGAAGATTACACAGAGTTTTTAAAAGATGTATATATAACAAGAATTGCTAAGTTAATGAATCCACAAGATGATACTGGTAAGTTAATATTGCCAGTTAAAAAATCTGTAACTGAGCAAATGAATAAACTAAAATAAAAAAGGGGAGCCATAAAGACTCCCCCAGCAGGCAACAACAAAGACACACAGAGATTACTCTGGGTGTCTTTTTTTTTGTGTAATAGTATTACTAAACTTTTTGTATAAGTGTCTTAATATCATCTTGTAACTTTTTCCCCACAGAGTTAGCATGATTAATTACAGCTGCACATAGATTACCATGATAAGGATATCCTTTGAGAGCTTCTCTTACTTTAGCTACAGGTTTACCCCCATAGTCTATAACTATTGCATTGTTTTGATTTAGTCCTATTTTTAACTCAAATAAAATACCAGTGAACTTGTCTAAACTATTTTTTTCCTTCATTACTTTCTCCTGTATAGGGTGTAAGGCTTGCTAGTTTATTCATTACAGTATGAACTTCACCATATGGTCTTGTCATTAAGTATCTCATAAGATCCATAAGTAACTCAGATGTTACAAGATATTTTTTAGGCTGTGCATTTTTTTTATTATCCATTATTCCTCCTATTAAAATGGTATATCATCTTCAGTAGGATAATGCTTATTTAACATTTCTAGTTTTTCTTCAGCATTAGCTACCAACTCTAGTTGTTTATCAATTTCATGTATAAATTGTGGGTGTTCTCCTATACCTACTGATTTACTCATGTATACTGATATAGTTGCTTTAGCAACTTTTATATCTGCTTTGTATTTAGCAGTTAGTGCTTCTATAAACATATCTTCCATTACCACACTCCTTTAAATTGATAGTATTTATTTTCTACTACATCTTCATCTTCAAGATATGGATTATGTTTTGCAGCTTTAGATTCTCTAGCATCTCTTATAGTTTGATTAAGAGTTCTACCATCTCTAATACATGCAGAAACAAAATCTTCTACTTCTAGTATTGCTTGTTTAACTTGACCCATTGTTGACCTCCTTTACTAGTCTGTTTAAATACCATTGTGCTTTACATAAATCTTCTAAAGGCTCTCCTTTAAATTTATATCTTGCAACATACTTTAGTATATTACCTTTTAAATATCCATGAAACTCATCGCTAGTCATGCAATCAGTTATCACATCTATCGTTTCTTTTCTACCATGTAGATAGTGTGCAGGAGCATTAACATTATCATACCTAATCTCATTCTCGTATGACATGTCATGCCCATGGTCTATCTTTTTATCATACACTCGTTTACCTTTTACCATATTTTCTCCTAATTGTATTATATTCTACCATTTCTAAATCATACTCTCCTTTACTTACATTACGTTTAACTACTAAACCACTCCACCACATTTGCTGTGTAGCTTTAGCATAGTTTTCCTTATGATGCAAGTAACATCCAGCAGATAATCCCATTAATTTTCTACCAGATGGTAGAGCACACATAGCATAATCAAATGTATGTATATGTCCTACAGTAGAAGATACTTTATTCTTTAATAAAAGAGAACGAGCCACATTGTCACCGCTAATAGGCTTACCCATGACACCAGTAGGATAATTGTGGCAATAATATACACCATCCACATTAACAGGTTTTTGGTATTCATAAACCTCCCAACCAAATTTTTCAAATTTAAAGTCATCTGTACTAATTGTCCCTTCAAGTTCTGGTATATCATCTACTGTCCTATCTATCCTATCTTCGTGATTTCCAAGAAGCATAATTTTTCTTGGTCGTCTGCCATTAAGTCCTTTATTAAATTTTTCTAATGCGTCATGAGCATGGTCAATATCTTTTTTATATCTACGACCTTCGAACTGTTTTTTTCCTTTGTCATAACTAGAGAGAGAATCCATACTTGAAAAATCTCCCATACATATTATAGTATTTGGTTTTAAATCATGTGCAAATTTACCTGCCCATAAAAACCTTTCATTACTTGCTTTAGGTGTACAATGAGGATCACCTATAACTAAGTGTGTTGCCATTAGTTTAACTCCTTATCTCGTTTCATTTTTAGGTACTCAAGAAAATCTACTACATTAGATTCGTCATCAAATTCTGCAACAGAACTAATGGTTAGATTATCGTTTTTCTTTTTGTCGTCAGCAAAACCACGGAGTCCCCATAGAAACGTTGAATGAGGGTCTGTAGTTGCCATTTTTATCATGCCTCTAGCTATCGTAGAACATAATTCATATTGCTCTGTAGACATTTTAGATTTACTATCCATAATAATACCACATGTAAATCCTTTTTGCCATGGGCTAACTATTACTTTTACAGAGTTTATCAAATTTAAATTATTTTTTTTCTTCATTGTACCAATACTTATCTACATTTTCTTTATTATATTCAATAACTTTATGTTCAAAACCTCTTTTCATACTTTTTTTACCAAAATATTCAGCCTTTTTTAAGTCATCAAATATCTCATTATTAAACATTTTATAATCTTTATCTTTTTTATTTTTATAAATAACAAAGTAAACCATAATATTATAGAGTATCGACAGCAGATAGACCCCTAAAACTATCTACCATCGAACTCTAATTTCTCCCAACAAGGAAGTCTGTAATTTTATTTGTTTATATTCTTCCATACTTTAATTGCCGCTTGTTTAATATTACTATCCCAGTAAAAAGGGCTAGGATCAGTATTTAATGGTGTTATTTTTATAGCTTTTTGTATATCATTACTACACATATCAATATAATTTTCTAATGATTTAAAATCTCTAACAAGTTCTGTATATCCATCAGCTACATCTTCTTTAGTTAAATCATACCAAAGACTTTTTTTAGGTGTAGCATATAGTAAAGCTATAGGTTTACTATGTAATTTTGAGTACAATGCTTGTTGCCTTAAATGATCTATCTTAGGTTTAGTAGGTAATCTTAGAGTAGATTTTAAGTCAACTATCAAGTTATCATATTCAAAATCTGTAAATAATCTTACTGGATATTTTAGACCATCAATCATTTCTACTTTTTCTTTTTGATAACTAACTATATTTCTTAATTGTCTTTCATATAGTTTTTCTTCGAATATTTTAGCTATCTCAATTGAGTTACTTATCTCATTATCTGCATTAAAAAATTTATTTTTTTTAAACTTATGAGTTATTAACTTTTCAAAGTGTCTATCATCTTTTTGCATCATACCTTTTTTTATTTTGTAGTATGCACCAAACTCTGCAAGATTACCTCTAACCATGGCTGGGCTACTAGATACTTTTAGGCCCAATCCGTAGTGTACCAACCATTCACTCGGATTATGTTTAAACTTATTAATAGAACTAAAACTATGTTTAAAGTCCTTCTTAATTATATTTTTTAATTCCATTAGTATCTAGTAGTATATTTTATTAAGCTGATAAAACGTCTTCTGGACTTAACTCTTTAACTATCTCAGCATCTACAACATCTTTACCATTTAACTTTTTAGATTTTATAGAATTATATAAATCTATAATTTCTTTATTTTCAGTATCAATTGTATCTTGAAATGTTTTTAAAGTTTCCATATCATTATCAGACAACTGCAAGTTTGCCTCTGAGTTTACAGATATTTCAGGTACATAAAATACATTACCACCTTTCTTTTGTCTTTTAGTATCTAAAGAAAAAGTACAGTTAAACATAAGTTTTCTTTTCTTTTTTAATGTATCTAGTGCAGATGTTACTGGTGAAAACGCTGTGCCTGTAACTCTATATAGGACAGGTAAGTTTTCTACAGAATGTTCATTACCCTGTGCAGTTTTACCTTTATTAAAAGATAGCAAACCATAAACAAGTTTGTAGCATCTTATAGTTCTTTGCTGTTCTTGTTGCTCTGGTGTAAGAGTAGACCTATCTTTAAAAGATATTTTACCACATCTAGTACCACCAAGTATATCTATAGCTTCTTCTTTCCAACTTTTAAATATTATTGATCTATTAATATACTCACCTTTTTCTGCATCATAATGCATATATTGCATAGCACTTATGAATGGCCTAAATGTTACTGGTTTAGCAAAAACATTCTGACCTACATTAGAATCATAAGTAGAAAAATAACCAACTGGTAATTGATTACCATCGTCATCTTCGGGTGTTCTGTTGATAGATAATCTTGGGATAGAATTTCCCACAGTAGATCCATCATCTTGTCCTATAGCTTGCATTATTTGCTCATCAGACATTTTTTTTATATTAGTTAAATTATTATCAGACATTTGTCCTCCTTATTATTAATTTACTTATAGCATATTTTTTGTAAAACTGCAATGCTCATTTTGTCACAGTTATTTTATAAAAGGATCTAAAAAAAATCCTATCAATATATATATCATTACAACTCCTAATATAGTCTCTAGCATATTCTTGTTTCTCCATCTATTATTTTTATTTCTAACCCATCAGCATTTGCGAAGTAATCCCACTCTGCTAAAAACTCATGATTTTTATTAATATACAATGTTGTTGGCTCTATCATACACTGATCTTTTAAATGTGTATATTCTAGAAACGCAGAATATTCATCATCAGAATATTCATCCATTGTATCTAGTACATCTATTTCTTTTGTCATGTTAATCCTTATATTGATGTTGTTTAATTTTAATATCTAACTCTAACTCTTGTGCTTCGTAAGCATCCATAATTTCTTCTAGCATTGGTAGAAATTTTTTATGATGCACTCCTTCATTTGAAGTTAAAGTTGCTTTAGTAATATCATTTATATACTTGCCTTTTTTATGATTATACTCTTGGCCTATTACTTTTATATTATATTTATCTATATACATTATTGTACCTCCTTCATATTTAACCAATCATATCCTATTTTAAGTTCTGTGTCAAGTGGAACATTAAAATTAATATTG